TGAACTAGCATATAAAACACAGTTAAATGATAAGCTAATTAATTACACTATAAATATTGAGTATGCTTTTGATGTTATAAACAATATTAGATAATATGCAAATAATAGAATTATACATAAAAACTGGAGGGGTTAGTGGTACAGGCGTTGCGTTTGGCACTAATATCTTAATTGATTATAGTGTAGATTTTACAGATTTTGATATATCAGTAAATGACTCTATATACTTCCCAGACTTAAATTTAACATCAACTGTAACAGCTATTACATCAACAAATATAACTATATCTAGTAATATTCTAACTTCTACTGAAATAACAAATTACGAGATAGGCGGTGTATTTAACAAACTAGATTTATTTAAAGATGAAAGCGTAAGCATAACAGATAGTATTAAAAACTTAAAAGACCCTAGCAAGATATTTACTGCATTCTCTCAGCAGTTTAGTGTACCTGCTTCTAAAAATAATTCTAAAATATTTAAGCATTACGAAAACGCAAATGTAGTTAATAGTTTTGATGCTAGATTTAAAGCTGATGCATTAATAAAGTTAAACGGTGCTGATTATAAAAAGGGTAAATTAAAATTAAACGGTGTTTCTTTAAAAGATAATTCTCCAAATACTTATAAATTAGTTTTCTTTGGTGAAACAGTTGAGCTAAAAGACTTACTAAACGATAGAGAATTAAGTTCTTTAGAGTACCCAGATTCTTTAAACTTTGACTATGACTATAATAATCTTAGGAGTAAATTTATAACAGAGCCAGAGAGTCTAGATGTTTGTGTACCTTTAATAACTCATAGTAAAAATATGCGTTACTCAAATAGTGGTTATAGAGATGCAGTAACACAAGAATATTTAACACCTTTTGATTTAAAACCTGCTATAAAAGTCCGTAGAATAATTGAAGCTATACAAAATACTGTACCACAAATACAGTTTAGTAATGAGTTCTTAAACACAACGGACTTCAATAATTTATGGTTATGGCTACACAGAGTTAAAGGTTTTGCTAGTGAATCAGACGAGGGAGGTGGTCAAACTATTATTACAAATAGGTTTGGTAAACCCACAACAGAAGCGAATAACTTTCAATTAACTAGTGGCAACGAGGTTAGACAGGCTTATGTTTTTTTAGAGGTTTACAGTTATTATTATAGAGTACAAAAAAACGTTAATATGCAGTTTAATATTGTACCTGCAAGTGCTTCTGATGAATTTACCTTAGTTGTTCGTAGGGCATCTGATAATAAGGAGTTAGTAAGAACCGATTATACAGGCTCAACAAGTTACACTATAAATGAATCATTTTCTGTATATAATTATGGGACAGGTTTATTTGATGTTTATGTAGATTTAATATCTAATGACACTTTTAGTATAACATCGTTTACTGCAACAGTAACAGGTACAAGGAATACAGGTAGTACAACTACTGATTTTACAGGAACTTACACAGCACCAAATTTAAGTTTATCAAATAAATTTATAGTAGGTAATCAAATGCCTAAAATGAAAGTTATAGACTTCTTAACAAATATATTTAAGATGTTTAATTTAGTAGCTTTTAAAGATGGTAACAAAATGAAAGTTTTACCGTTAAGCGACTTTTATAACAGTGGCGTTACTTATGAAATAACCAAGTATGTTGATATTGAAAAATCTACAATAGAAAAACTACAACAGTTTAAAAATGTAACATTTGATTTTAAAAGTAAAAAAAGTTTTTTAGTAGAAAAAGCAGAAGAAATAAACGGTGTTAAATTTGCACACGAACAAGTAGGTAATAACGACTGGGACGGTGGGAACTATAATATAAGTTTAGACTTTGAAAAAATGATGTACGAAAGGTTGAGCAACGAGGACACTTTTTCTTTAAGTAATATAGGACAGGGTGCTATGTTAGATAAAGACTTTAAGCCTACTATTGGTAAGCCTTTATTATTGTATATAGAAAGGCAAGACAACCCTAACCAACTTCAAATAAGAAACGCAGCGGGGACAGGGTTAGAAACTATAAACTATTATAATAGACCAAGCCAAGTATATGTAAATACAAGCGGTAACGTTACCAGTTCTAGTTCTACATTAAATTTCGGTACAGAAATAGATGAGTATTTTAGAGAGGTAAAAGGAACTGATTTATTTAGTAAATATTATATAGATTATATTACAGATGTATATAATAGACAGGGTAGAATTTTAAAAATAGATGCTTATTTACCATTATCAATAATATTAAATCTAAAGTTAAACGACACTTTTACAATATCTAATACTTTATATAGGATAAACACTATTAAAACAAATCTATTAACTAATAAAAGTACTTTAGAATTATACACATTATCTGAAAGCGTTTCACAAATAGAAAACGGACAGTTTGGCTTTTTACCAAGAGTAGAAAATTTTGTATCAACAGGAACTACATCTAGCTCAATAAGTTTAGAGTGGGACTCTTTACAATCAGAAGCTAATTTTATAGGGTATGATGTTTTAGTAGATGGTGAATTTAATGTAAATTATGGGACAGCGGTCACAACTGGAGGAGTAACAGGCTTAGATTCTGGAATAACTTATAAAATAAGTATAGAGCCTCAGTACAGTATTGATGGTGAAGATGCATCAGGAATACCTACAGATTTATTTGAAACAACAGACTAAAAAAAGATATGATTAAATTAATAATTGAGAGTTTGAAATACGCAAACGGTGAAACTGAAAATTTACGAATAGCACAAGGTAAATATAAACTACCCACAACTTTAAAAGAGGGTTATAAAACGTTAAAACAAGAGATAAAATGGCAATAGAAAAAACAATTAATTTAAACGTTAATAGTAAAGACGCTGTTAAAGGGTTAAATAATTTAGAAAAAAGTATTGATGGTGTAAATAAAGAAGTCCAAGATACTAGTAAATCGACTCAAGCAATGAGTGGGACTCTTGATAAAGCTACTGGCGGTGCTGTTTCTAAATTTGCAGCGTTTAAGGGTGCTATAACTAGCGTTACAACTGGGTTTAAATCTTTAAAGGTTGCTATTATAGGTACTGGTATTGGTGCATTATTGATAGCTATTACATCTTTAGGTCAAGCGTTTACAAGGAGTGAAGAGGGACAAAATAAATTTGCTAAAATACTAGGCGTTATAGGTAGCGTTACTGGAAACCTTTTAGACTTATTAGCTGATTTAGGGGAGAACATTATAAGCGTTTTTGAAAACCCTAAGCAGTCAATAACGGACTTTGCTAATTTAATTAAAGATAATATTGTAACAAGGTTTGAGGGTTTATTAAACTTAATACCAAATTTAGGTAAAGCAGTTGAGCAACTATTTAAAGGTAATTTTAAAGAAGCAGGTAAGATAGCTGCTGATAGTGTTGGTAAGGTTGTTTTAGGTGTTGATAGTGTTACAGATAGTGTTAATACTGCTATTGAGTCGGTTAAAGAGTTTGGTAAAGAAATAAAAGCAGATGGAGAAGCAGCAGCAAAAATTGCCGACCAAAGAGCAAACGCAGAAAAAAAAGCAAGAGATTTAATAGTAGAACGAGCAGAAGCAGAAAGAAAGATAGCTGAGCTAAGGGAAAAAGCGGTTAATAAAGACAAATTTACTGCACAAGAAAGAATTAAGTTTTTAGAAGAAGCTGGGCGTGTAAGTGATGAACTAGCAACTAAAGAGGTTGAAGTAGCTAAACTAAGATTAGAAGCAAAGCAAACTGAAAACGCATTAACTAAAAGTAATAAAGACGATTTAAACGAAGCAGCACAATTAGAGGCTAGTGTTATACAGTTAGAAACGCAAAGGCTTAATTTACAAAAGAGATTAAGTACTGAATTATTGACGTCTAGACGTGAGGAAGCCGCAGCAAATAAGGCACTTGTTGATGAAGAAAATAAAAGAAACGAAGAAGCAGCAGCAAAAGAAGAAAAACGTTTAACTGATATTGAAAAAATACAGGAAGATTTTAAGCAAAAACAAAAAGAAAAAGACGCTGAAACTGAACTAGAAAAAATAAATCTTGAAGAAGAGCGTAAACTAGCTGAACTTGATAGGTTAAACGCCACAGAAGAACAGAAACTAGAAGTAATTGATTATTATGAATCATTAAGATTAGATAACTACAAAGCAACGGTCGAAGCGGAATCAGAACTAGACAGACAAAAGATAGCAGATAAAAAAGCCGTTGTAGACGCTATATCGCAATTTGCAGACGCAGAATCAGGAATAGGTAAAGCCTTGTTAATTATAAAACAAGGTTTAGCTTTGCAAGAAACTATAATGGACTTAAAAAGAATTACATTTAAAGGTGTTGAAGCTGTTGGTTCTGCAGGGGTTTCAACAGCACAAAACGTAGCGGAAAGTTCTAAAATAGGCTTCCCACAAAATATAATTACTATTGCTAGTGCTATTACTCAAGGTATTGGCATTATGAGTTCAGTTAAAAAAGCAGTCTCAAAAACTAAGGCTAAGGCAGGGTCTAGTGCTGCTGCATCAGTTCCTAGTATCCCAACGCCATCAGTACCTACATCATTACCCCCAAGTTTTAATGTAGTAGGTGCAACTGAAACAAGTGTTTTATCTGATGCGGTTGCAAGTCAAACAAACGAGCCAGTAAAGGCTTATGTAGTTTCAAATGATGTAACAACAGCACAAAGTTTAGATAATAACATTATTGAGGGTGCAACTATATAAAAAACAAAAATAAATAAATTTAATTATATATTATTATGAGAATAGTCGAACTAATATTAGACGAAGAAAGCGAACTAGGGATAGAAGCTATTAGCGTAGTAGAAAGCCCTGCTATTGAAGAAGATTTTATTGCTTTAAAAAGCCAAGAGTTTAAACTAGCAGAAGTAGATAAAGAGCGTAGAATATTAATGGGTGCTTTATTAATACCAAACAAGCCTATTTACAGACGTAATGGAGAAGATGAGTACTATATATATTTTTCAAAAGATACTGTCTTAAAAGCGTCTCAAATGTATTTAATGAACAGTAAACAAAACAACTCAACACTAGAGCATAAATACGAGGTTGAGGGTTTAAGTTTAGTTGAAAGTTGGATAGTTGAGGATAAGGTACACGATAAAAGCGTAAAGTTTGGAATGGACTTACCTTTAGGTTCTTGGGTGGGTAGTGTTAAAGTAAATAATGATACTATCTGGAATGAATTTGTAAAGACTGGTAAAGTAAAAGGTTTTAGTATCGAGGGTTATTTTGCTGATAAAATGGAACGACCAAAAGACCAAACCATAAAAGATGAACTAGCAGCTATTGAAGAAGAAGAAGCAGAGTACTTACTAGCAGAAATAAAAGCTATTATTAAAAATGATAAGCGTGTTAAGGGTGGTAAAAAAATGGTTTTAGAAAGCTACTCAGACTATCCTAGTTCAGTAAGTAATAACGCTAAAAGAGGTTTAAAACTTAACGAAGCGGTTAATAATAAATGTGCTACACAAGTAGGTAAAGTAAGAGCACAACAATTAGCACAAGGTAAGCCAATAAGCAAAGAAACTATAAAAAGAATGTACTCTTATTTATCAAGAGCAGAAGCGTATTACAAGCCAGAAGATAAAGAAGCCTGTGGTACTATCTCGTTTTTATTATGGGGTGGCAAATCAGCTAAAACGTGGGCAGAGGCTAAACTTAAACAGTTAGAAAATGATTAAGTGGTCGAAGTATTTTACGCCAAGTAAAACAAGTCCTAGAAACGGTCGTAGAGGTTGTTTATGTAGAGATAGAGATGCTTATTCTATTGAGTGCTGTAATGGTGATATTATAGCGCAGGGTATTGGTTCAACTTCTAAAAACGAAAACTTTATACTTTTAGAAAACGGAGATTTTTTACTACAAGAAAATAATTTTAAAATAGAGAGATAATGGCAAACTCAAAAATAAGTGCATTACCAACAGCAACCGATTTACAAGGCGGTGAATTATTTGCAATCGTACAAGGTGGCGTTACAAAACAAACATCATTAAATCACATAGACAACTATTTAATTCCGACTAGCCTAACGGTTGAGCCAGATGTTACAGTAAGTCTAGGAGATGCCGCTTATCAAAACTCAATATTAATCAAACTGTCTTGGAGTGGTGTAAATGGTACACAAGTTTTAAACCTCCCTAGTGCAGCTAGTAGCACAAATAGAATAATAAGAATTATATCTAACGGTGGTTATGTAACTTCTACAAGAACGGAATTAACTCCAATAGGGAGTGACACTTTAGATGGTTTATCTGGTGCTTATGTAATTAACAAGGCGTATGAGGGGATTCAAGTTTGGAGTGATGGCTTACAGTGGTTCATAATTCAGAAAAAAGCATAACGAAAATACAAATTAAATTAATCTAAATTATATATAAGTATGAAATCAAACAACGTGATTGAAAAAATCAAAGACGTTCTAAACCTTAACGAAGAGGTTAAGCTAGAACAAGCTAAACTAGATAACGGTACAGTAATTGAAGCTGATGCGTTTGAAAGTGGTGTAGAGGTGTTTATCGTTACAGAAGATGAGAAAGTAGCTTTACCTGTTGGAGAGTACGCTCTTGAAGATGGTAAAATACTAGTAGTAGCAGAAGAGGGTGTAATTTCTGAAATCAAAGAAGCTGAAGCTGAAGAAGAAGCTGAAGAGGTTGAGGAAGTTGAAGCAGCAGAAGAAGAAGAAAAAGAGTCTTTAGGCTATGCTACTAAAGAAGAACTAGCAGAGGTTAAAGGTATGATTGAAGAAATCAAAGCAATGCTAGAACCAAAAGAAGATTTAAGCGAGGACTTAGGCAACCTTTTAACAGAGGAACTAGCTAAACACGAAAAAGTAGAGCTAAACGAAGTACCAGAAGAAGTACAAGCTGAACTAAACGAGCCAAGCGCAGAGCCTATTGTATCAAACCCAGAGGGTAACAAAGCTATATCAAAATTTAGTGTTTCTAAAAACAGAAAAAGCACTACTATTGATAGGGTAATGGCAAGACTAAACAATTAATAACAACTAAAAACTAAATAAAATGAGTGTATCATTAACAACAACTTATGCAGGTGAATTTAGTGGCAAATACATTGCTGCTGCTTTACTATCTGCCGACACTTTGGATAAGGGTTTAATTACCGTAATGCCAAACGTAAAATTCAAATCTGTAATTCAAAAGGCTGCTACTGATGACATCGTAAAAGATGCATCTTGTGACTTCCAAACTGGACAAGGAACGCTAACTTTAACAGAGGCTATCCTACAACCAGAGGAATTTCAGGTAAACTTAGATATCTGTAAGAAAGATTTACACGATTCTTGGGAAGCTGAGCAAATGGGATACAGTGCTTTTGATAGCCTAGCTCCAAACTTTGCTGATTTTGTAATCGGACACGTTGCTTCTAAAGTAGCTGATAGAACAGAAAAAAACATCTGGAGTGGTTCAACTGCAACTAGTGGACAGTTTGACGGCTTTGCAACTTTATTAGAAGCTGATGGAGATTTACCAGCAGGACAAGATTTAACAGGTGCTGCTATTACTTCTGCAAATGTAGTAGCTGAACTAGGTGCTGTTGTAGATGCAATTCCTACTGCTGTTTACGGCTCAGAAGATTTAATCATATATGCTGCTTCTGATGTAATTCGTGCTTATACACGTTCTTTAGGTGGCTTCCAATCTGGTGGGCAAGGAGCTAACGGTTACGAAAACAAAGGTAATAACCAGTCTTTAGGTTCTTTATTCTTTGATGGTATTCCAGTAGTAGCTACAAGAGGTGCTGCTGCAGGTACTATTATTGCTGCTGAAAAATCTAACTTATTCTTTGGTACAGGTCTTTTAAATGACTTAAACGAGGTACGAGTAATTGATATGGCAGAGAATGATGGTTCACAGAATGTACGTGTAGTAATGAGATTTACTGCTGGTGTTCAGTATGCACAGGTAACAGATATCGTTTACAGAAAAACTGTATAATAATTAACTAATCAAATTTAAAAGGGTGGGTAAAATTGCCTACCCTTTTTTATTAAAAAAACTTTAAAAATATGGGATGCTCAATAACAAGCGGTCGTAAAGTACCTTGCAAGTCAGCAGTAGGTGGTATTAAAACTATTTACTTTGCAGATTATGGAACTTTAGGAGATGCAACAATCGTAGCAGGTGAAATTACAGGGGTTTCTGGAACTCCAGACTGGTTTCAGTTTGACGTAAAAGGTAACAGTTCAATGGAAACTGCTATTACTTCAAGCAGAGAAAACGGAACTACTTTTTACGATACTACATTAAATATGACTTTGACCTTTCAAGACAAAGCTACACAAGAAGAACTTAAATTAATCGCTCACGCAAGACCTCACATTGTGGTTGAGGATTACAATAATAATTTCTTTTTAGTAGGACTTGAAAACGGCGGAGATGTAAACGGTGGAACTATCGTTACAGGTGCTGCAATGGGAGATTTAACAGGATATACTTTAACGGTGAATGCACAAGAAACTGCACCGCCTTATTTTGTAACACCTGCAGTTATTACTGCTGATGCTTCAGCGGTTCAAATTGACCCAACGGCATAAATAATACTTTTACTTGTAAAATGGGGTTATCTTAACGGATAGCCCTTTTTTTATACCTACACAATACAAAATATTTGTTTTTTATTTATATATTAATATGAAGTTGATAACCACAAGCGGTAATAAAACCTTTAAGATAATTCCTAGAGAATTTACTGTAGGTACATTGAGCCTAAAATTAACAAGTGAAAGCACAAATAAAACTATTACAGTTAATGCTACTTCTGTTATTGATGGTAATTACATTTCTTTTGATGCTGTTTTTGGTGCTTTAACTGAAAGTGACTTTTATATATTAGAGGTTAGTTATTCAAATAACATAATTTATAAGGATAAGATTTTTTGCACAGACCAAGCAATTAATCAAAGTAATGATGAATATTACAGCGTAAATAAAGACAAGTATATAAGTGAAGAAAGTTCGGATAACGAATTTATAATAATATAAATATGAACGATTTAAGGATAGTAAATTTAAGTACCTACACAACGCCAGATATTGTAGAGAAGTCCAATAAGGAATGGGTTTCTTATGGTGCTGATAACAATTATTTTAAATACTTAATTGACCGTTACAATGGTAGCCCAACAAATAACGCTATTATAAACGGAATTAGTGAAATGATTTACGGTCGTGGACTAGATGCTTTAAATTCAAATAAAAAGCCTGAACAGTACGCTAAAATGCTTTCTTTGTTTCATAAAGATATGGTACGTAAATTATGTTATGACCTTAAACTTATGGGTCAATGCGCTATGCAGGTAATTTATTCTAAGGATAAAAAAACCATTGCACAAGTTGAACATATACCTGTTGAAAACTTAAGAGCTGAAAAATGTAACGACAAAGGAGAAATAGAAGCATATTACTATTCTGACAACTGGGCAAAGGTTAAGAACGTAGGGCACACAACTAGAATACCTGCTTTTGGTTGTAGTACTGAAAATATAGAGATTATATACGTAAAGCCTTATAGAGCAGGATATAAATACTATTCTAGTCCTGATTATGCAGGTGGTTTACAATACGCAGAACTAGAGCAGGAGATAAGCAACTATCACTTAAACAATATCCTAAACGGTTTAGCACCGTCAATGCTCATCAATTTCAATAACGGAACACCAAACGCAGAAGAACGCCAAGCGTTAGAAAATAGAATATATTCAAAGTTTAGCGGTTCAAGTAATGCAGGTAAATTTATACTAGCGTTTAACGACAATCCAGAAAGTGCAGCAACTATTGAGCCAATACAATTAAGCGAAGCGCATCAACAATATCAATTTCTAAGTGATGAAAGTTCTAAGAAAGTTATGGTATCACACAGGGTTGTTAGTCCTATGCTTTTAGGAATTAAAGACAGTAGCGGTTTAGGTAATAATGCAGAAGAATTAAAGACTGCTAGTACTTTAATGGATAACACCGTAATAAGACCATTTCAGATGCTTTTAATAGATGCTTTTGATAGCATACTAGCTTACAATCAAATGAGCCTTAAACTGTACTTTAAAACGCTTCAACCGTTAGAATTTACAGACTTAGAAAACGTTGAAGATGCAGAAACAAGAGAAGAAGAAACAGGAGTTAAATTAAGTCAAGATTTACCTGATGATTTAGGTAGTGATATTGCTGATGAATTAATCGACTTAGGAGAAAGCGAAGAAGAGCTACTTGAGGGGTATGATTTAGTAGATGAAAGCGAGGTAGATTATGAGTTAAATGATGAACTTGATGAAGTTATTACAGACTTAAACACTGAACCAGAAAAAGAAGAAACTACATTATCTAAAATATGGAATTTCGTTAGCACTGGAACTGCAAAACCAAACGCAAAAAGCACACAAGACGGTAAGTCAAAACAAGATAGCCAAAAGGGTGTACAGTTTTTAGTACGTTATTCTTATGCACCAGAAAAAGCTGGTTCAAATAGCAGACAATTTTGCTCTAAAATGGTAGGTGCTAAAAAAGTATATCGCAAAGAGGATATAGTTGCAATGGGAAATAAATCTGTAAATGCTGGTTTTGGTAAGGGTGGCTCAGACACCTATTCAATATGGCTTTATAAAGGCGGAGCAAGGTGTAATCATAAATGGTTTAGAAAAACCTATCAAATTAAAAACGGAGAAAAAAGCCAAATAACAAGCGGACAGGCTAAAAGTAAAGGTTTTAAATTCCCTAAGAACGCTCAAAAAGTACCAGTAGCACCAAAGGATATGAAGTATAAAGGTTATACTGCTGAATATTGGAGTAAAATGAAATTCAAAAACTAAATGGCAACAGCATTATTTATAACAAGAACTGACTTAGTAAGAAATTCTATCTTAGATGGGAATGTAGATACTGATAAATTTATCCAGTTTATAAAACTAGGTCAAGAAATTGACATACAAAACTTACTAGGCACAGATTTATATAATAGAATAAGTACGGATATTGAAAACAGTACTTTATCTGGTGATTATTTAGCACTTGTACAAGATTATGTACAGCCGACTTTAATATGGTTTGCGCAAGTGAATTATATTCCATTTGCAGCTTATCAAATAAAGAACGGAGGCGTATTTAAACATTCAAGCGAAACAGCAGAAAACGTAAATAAAACAGAAGTAGATTATTTAGTGGGTAAAGCTAGAGAGTATGCTAATTATTATAGCACTAGACTAGTAGATTATTTATGTTTTAATCAGTCTAAGTTCCCTGAGTACACAAGCAATAGCGATAACGATATAAGCCCAGATACAGATACAGTATTTAATGGGTGGGTTTTATGAAGTATAAAGTAAAGAAGAAAAACTTAAATAAGTTAATGAATTATTTAAGGAAAGACACTAAAAACTTAAATAATGAGAGGGAACATATCAAACGCAATAAGTAAAGACAGCGTAAAAAGAGGTTATGTAAGTGAAAAAATTAGTGTTACGTGGCGTCATTATATAGGTGGTATTTCTACCTATACTTTATATGATACAGGCTCTACTACTACATTCCCTTTTGCTTATGGTGGTATTCCAGTTCCTTATAACGCTTATTTTAGTCAGTTTATGTTATCATCTTTGCCTTATTCAACTGGGCAGTTCCCTAACGGAAGTTCTTTAACTTTAAGTGTTTATGTAGATGGAGTTTTGAAAGGCAGTCAAACAGGCTCTTATGGTAATAATGTAAGAGAAACAGTAGTATTAGATTTTGGAGAGTCAATAGAAATAAATAAAGGTGAAACAGTAACACTAAGACTTCAAGTTGATGGTCAATGGTGGTACAGTGCAAGCACATCAATAATAACACAGAGATAATGGAAAGTCCTAAATTAGCATTAATACCAAGCGGATATAAAAGCGGTACAGTTTACTCAATTTTACCTACTGATGGTGTAGGAGATTTTGATTTTAGCAGAAATGCACCAGCTACAAGAGTTGATAGTGATGGCTTAATAGAAACTGTTACTAATAACGTGCCAAGATTAGATTGGTTAAACAGCGATTGCCCTAGTTTGTTATTAGAACCGCTAAGGACTAATTTAGTTGATTATAGTGAAGATTTTAATAATTGGGGTGATTCTGGAGGAGTTTTAGTCACATCAAACACATTAATTTCGCCAAGTGGTGATTTAACTGCTGATAAACTACAATCGTACTCAAGTAGTTGGCAAAAAAACAAAGTCTTCAGCGTTATAAATGGTTCTGAATATAGTGTTTCACTATATGCAAAATTAGATACATCGACTAGCACAACAACCACAAGAATTGAAATATACAGAGGCGTGGATTCGGTAGCTTCAACTTTTAACTTATCAACAGGTGCAATAAGCGGTTCTATTAGTAATACCTTTATAGAAGATGTGGGTAATGATTGGTACAGGATAGGTGGCACTTATGTTGCTAACGGTAGTTATAGTATTTTTTACATATATCCTAGTAGTGCTTATGGCGTATCGGGAACAATGTTTTTTTGGGGAGCACAAGTTGAACAAGGAAGCTATCCAACAAGCTATATAAAAACAACAGGAATTGCAGAAACAAGGCAAAAAGATTTTATTGATGGCGCTGGTTCTAGTAGTTTATTTAATTCTTTAGAAAGTACTTTTTTTGTTGAAATGGCATCTTTTTTAAATGCTCAAACAAATAGCAATGGTATAGAATTAGCAGGTGCTGGAAGTCAAAATAGAATTACTTTACAATACGACACTACAAATAATCAAATTAGATGTGATGTAAGGGTTTTAAATTCAGTACAAGCGATAATAACTACAACTAGTTTTGATGTTACTAATTTTAATAAAATGGCTATAACATATAAGCTAAATGAGGTTAAATTTTATGTGAACGGTCAATTAATTGGAACAGATACAAGCGTCAATACATTTGCACCAAACACATTATTAGAGGTTAGGAGTACGATTGCTGATATTTCAAGCGATGTATTTAACCTGCAAGCTAAAATAAAAGATTTAAGAGTTTACAACAGGGTATTAACACAAGCAGAGGCAATAGAATTAACAACTATATAATGGAAATAAAACTAGGTAAATACGAATTTAAAAGCGAAGAACAGGCTTTAGAAAAAATAAAAGATTTAGGAGTTGATACAGATTTTGAGGGTAATGAATATCCAACACATAAACACGCTATTGTATTACTGGGTCATATAATTTTAGAGCAAGGAGAATATAATGAGAATTTAGAAGAAATAAAAGCACCTGTTTTAAGTGATAAATACCACGTTGATGTAGTATGGAATGGTTTAGAAAATCATCCTTACGGCTGGAAAACTTATAGCGTAGACTTAGAGAGCGAGGGAATGCACCAATTTGCAGGAGTATCGTATTTAGAAAATAAAATGTAATGACAATACAAGATTTGAGAATAGGAATTTTAAACGCTGTTACTTTAGGTATCAGCTTCACACATATAGAGAACAGTTTAAAAATTATATTACTATTGTTATCAATAGGATATACAGCGCAAAAGATATACGAAACGCACAAAAAGAATGACTAAAAACTTTAAAAAAAGTGAGTTTGACTGTAAGTGTGGTTGTGAAATGCCAGATGATGTATTTGTAAATATTACTAAACTAGCTAATCAATTACAGTATATTCGTGATAACGTAGCTATGCCTATAACTATAAATAGTGCTTATAGATGTGAGGATCATAATAAGTCGGTAGGCGGTTCAGTAAACTCTCAACACTTACTAGGTAAAGCTGCTGATATTGTTATTCAAGGGTTAGACCCTGTTTTAGATACTTATGATTATTTAGATGAATTAATTTTATCTGGAGAAATATTACAAGGCGGTTTAGGTATGTATAAAACTTTTACGCATTACGATATTAGAAAAAACAAAGCACGTTGGAATAATGCCTAAATACAAAGATAAAAACGGAACTACAAGAGTAGGAGATGCTTTACGTTGGTTATTAAAACAAGGTAAAGAGGTAGCACCTGAACTATTAAAAATAGCAGGGAATGTTACAGGAATAGAAGCCTTAGAGGTTTTAGCTTCTAAAATTGGCGCTGATGAAAAACTAAGTGAAACAGATAAACAACTTTTATTAGAGGAGTTAAACTTTGATAAAATAGAAATGCAAGAAACTACAAAGAGGTGGGTTTCAGATAACAATACAGACAGTTACTTAACACGCAATATAAGACCCTTAACACTAGCTTTTTTAACCGCTACACTATTTATCTATATTATATTAGATAGTTCTTTAGAGGGTTTTAAAATAGCCTCAGATTGGATTGATTTACTTTCTTCTTTATTACTTTTGGTTTATGGCGGTTATTTCGGTATGCGTTCTGCAGAGAAGATAACTAAGCATTGGAAAAAATAAATAGTTTTTTACTTTTTTTTTAAAAATAAAATATATAACTTTGAGTTTTTTATTAAAACTAGATATTTAGTTAAATGTTTTGTTGCCCTTAAAGGCAAAAAAAACAAATACAAAATAAATAGATATAAAAAGTTAAATAAAATATAAGACTTAGGGGAACTAATCAAATGGCAAAAAGAACACAGCGCAAAAAATTAGTAGATAAATTAGATAAGGTTTTTAGTGTATATATAAGACGTAGATACGCTAAGAATGATATAGCTGAATGTTTTACTTGTGGCAAAAAAGACCATTGGAAGAAGCTACAAAACGGACATTTTCAAAGCCGTAAACATTATTCTACTAGGTTCAATGAACAAAATTGTCAAGTTCAGTGTGCTGGTTGTAATGTGTTTAGGTATGGAGAACAGTATAAATTTTCTAAGAATTTAGATAACACTTATTATAGTGGTTTAGCAGAAGAACTACATATAGAAGCAAATAAAACGGTTAAACTAGATAATACAGATTTAGAAATGTTAATA